GTGGAAGAACATATTACGAGTTGTCGCGCCGATGACAGTGATATTGGTTGCTGCAGCTGCAATGGCTTTACGCAGGCCAGGCTCAGCGATGGTGATGGTGCCGCCGTTCGCCACGTTGGTATCGCCAGACACAACGACGTATTTCTCGTTGTCGCCGGCAAAGGTGATGATGTCGCCCGCGATGATGGTGCCAGTGCCGGCCGACGCCAGTGTGATGGTGGTCGCGCCAATCGCGTAGCCGGTGGCATCGGTGGTTGCACTCGCACCGGAGCCAACGGCAACGGCGGTTTTGACCTGGCCGGAAGCGTGCAGATCAAAGCCCTGAACGTTATCCAGTGCGCCACGGCGCAGCAGGTTGTCAGTGCCGGCCTCGTTGACCTTGAACAGGCCAGACTGCTTGCCGCGAATGTTGGCGACCGCGGTAGAGCCCAGAACCATGTGCAAATCGCTTTGCGGCGTCCCGTTGTCGTCCAGAATCTTGCGAGCCTGGGCGAAGTCCGACAGATCACCTGCAGTGCCGAACGGCGTGGCGTTGTAGGTGCCGTATGCGCGCGAAGCCGACACATGCAGCGCGGCCAGATCGGATTCGATCTCGTTAGTCAGCGTGCGCATTGACTGGGCGATGCGGTCACGGTTTATCACAGCCAGCGTGCCGGCGTTTTTCAGGCCAACGGTTTCTTCGCCAGTGATGCCGAACGGCACAGAGCGGGCCTTGGTGATGACCATGTCCACATAGTTGATGGTCTGGTTCGGTGTGTCTGCTGCGTAGGCTGCAGGCGACAGATCTTCGGCCGCCATCGCGCCGACTACCGGCGAGCGAACGGTCTGATTGACTGCTGCGCGCTCTGCGTTGCTGTCTTTCGATACGGCAGGGATAAAACCAACCAGCTCGCGCGATACAACGTCCATCGCCTCGTAAATGGTCGGGATCAGGCCAGTGAGTGTCAAAGTACCCATTGTTTTTGCGTCCTATAAATGCAAAAAGCCCGCTCAATGGCGGGCTTCTCTTGATTGGTTTGTTGCGGCGGTCGTTATGTGACCTTGCCGCCTGATTTGATGTAACTGGCTTGCTCTACCGGGGCGAGCTGCTCGAACGCCGCTCGCGACATGGACTTGCCACCCGCATTGCTTCCGCCGCCCTGACTTCCACCGCCAGATTGAGCCGGGAACCAATGAGGTGCCTTGTCTCGCATGTCGCCGTACCACTCTTTGAGGGTCAGCGGTTTACCGTCTTTGCCGAACATGCCGTCCTTGGCTGCTACGTTGCCGTCGTCGTCGATGCCGAACGCGGTTTGTGCGCGAAAGATGGCGTCGTCAATGGCGGAACGATGCAGGCCGGCGGCTTCCGCTTCGGCCCGGATGTGGTTTTCCAACACGCGGGCAGTGAACTTCTGCGCGCGCGCTTCTGCTGCGGCTACCTTGTCGGATGCTGCTTTCAATTCCTTGTCAAACCCTGCTTTCATGCGCTCGGTGCGCTTGTTCAACACCTCGTCGATCTTCCCGCCCGCGATCAGCTTGGCCTCTTCGTCGTCGGAAAAACGTTGCAGGATGTTGCGCACTGCGCCAGCGTCGATACCGTCGAACTCCTTCAGCTTCTCGCTCGACTCTTTGAGTTTCCCGAGCAGCTCGCTGTTTTTCGATTTCAGGCCGACGACTGCGTTGTTAACCGCCGCGTCGATCATGGCTTGAACTTCAGGTGTTACGGCCTGGCCGCCAGAGCCGCCAGCGTCACCGCCTTCGCCGGCTTGGTTCATGTACTTGCGGAATTGATTGCGGAACTTCATGTTGGAAAACCCCTTGGGTGATTGCTGGGCTTAGCCCGGAAATGAAAAAGCCCCGGCTTGACCGGGGCTGGATGAAACTGGAATGCGGAAATGAAAAAGGCCCGCCGAAGCGAGCCTTTGAATTAATTTATTTGTGCCATGGGCTAAAAGCCCCATCCTTCGTCGGCGTTCACCACGTCGTCACCTTGCCTTTCGCCTGGCAGTAATCGCACACCCTGACGCGAACAGGCTTAACCTTGCAGCCGTCATCTTGCACGCGATTTGCTGGGCCTTGATATGAATAGTGCCATACGCTGCCGCCACATACGGGACAGTACGGCGACACTTTAGGGAGAGTGCGCGCTTTCCGCGCTTTCTCCGGCTTCGCGTTGTTGACTACCAGTCTTGGCTTGAATTCGTCCATGCGGCGATTATAGCCCTGCTATGGGAACACCTGCCATTCGCCGCACATTGCGCAATACAGTCCTTCTCGGTTGACGTGGAAAAGCTGATTTCCGCATCTACATGTCCACGCTTCAACGCCACGAACAACAGGCTTTGTGAAATGGCCCTTTGTCGATTTGCACTCCGGACAATCCAGCCATGTTGTTCCGACTGGAGCCACCCCGACCCACTCATGAGTACATTGCATACAGCGGCAATTGCCAGAAAGATGCGGTTGATTTGCTTCGCGATAGGCAGATAGATTGATTACTCCGTTCACAGCCCAGCCCTCTTGAAAGCGGCTGCATCACGCTTGCGCAGCTCGTCTAGCGTGTATTCGCGCCCTGCGTTGTTCACGAACGAGGTAAGCGGCATCTTGCCATCGCGGAACAGGCGCCCACGGGTTGCGCCAAGTACCTCATCCTGAAACGCTGCCGGCTTCTTCGCCAGCCATTCTGCGTAATTCATGTCGCCTGGCACTTGGCCATCCATGCTGGCGCGGGTGCCAACGTCTTTCTCCGGCAGATCGATGCCAAGCTCTTTCCAGCTCTTGGTGACTGGCGATATCGACGAGCGGCAGCGGATGTGAGCAGGTGGGCGCGGGCCGGAATCAACAGGGTAGATTTTTCCGTCGCGGGCTCGACAAACGGGAGTTGTGCGACTGTCCAAAGTGGCGATCCACTTCACGCCCTTGATGATGTCCGAATTCGCTTCCATGAAATGCTGGCGCGAGTAGTTGGCCGTGTGCGCCACGCTGGTGCGGACAATCGCATCGGCATCACGCCGGCTGATATCAAGCAGGCCGTCAGCGTAGTTCAGCGCCTTGGTGCCGCGAATGCGGGTAATGATCTGCTGATTGGTTTCGCCTTCGACGTAGCCGATGCGGATGGCGTCGCGAACCTTGGCGGCTCTCGATTCTTCCAGCCCTTCCATCCACTCGCGCAACAGTCGTCCTTGAAACGGACGCGCCATGGCTGCGGCATAGACCTGGCTCGGCGGAACGCTCGCAATCGACACCTGCACCGGCAACATGCTGCTGAAGAGCTGATGCTGATAGCCGACCTCGTATTCGGTCAGCGCTTTCAACTCGCCGGCCAGTTCCTTGCCGATGGATTCATACGCCCGCGCATTCAAGGCCCGGACGGATTCGAGCAACTTCTCCAGACGCTGAACGGTGAAGGTCTGGCCTTCCATATCATCCAGAACGGATTGCAGCTGCGCGAACAGATCCACATCAACGCGATTCAGCAGCGCAATGATCCGCCGCACCACGCCGTTGCTGTAGTGCTCGATATCGATCTGGTGGCTGATAGCAGCGTCAAGCAGATGCGCGTTGACCGTTTGCATCTGTCATTGTCCCGAGTGCTGGCGCTTGCATCTCTAGCCGCTCGCGCTCGGTTTCCCAGTCGTAGTCATCGGCAATCGCGCCACGTCGCTGCAGCTCGTTGAATAGCGTTTCGTCGCTGATCTTGCCGGCCATGTTGGCTTTCAGCAGCACATCCAGCGATTCCGGTGGCGCCAAGTCCAAATCCAGATCAGCGCCGACCTTGATATTTCCGCCATCGCGCTCGCCAAGCCATTTTGCGAACAGCGCCAGCGCTTGGTCCAGCGCGTCTTCGAGTTTTTTGGCCATGTTCGCCAGCGGCGCAACCAGTCGGCTTGCTTCGTCGCGCGCCTGGCTTTCGGTCAAGCTGATTTCGGTACGCTTGAGCAACTGAGCGCCAGATTGGCGCATCTGCTCTTCAAGGTCTTTGAGCGAATCCCGACCAGCTTGGATGCTATTGCCGGAGTGCTCGACATATTTCATGTCGCTGTTGAGCGGCAGCTTGGTTGCCGTGCTCGCACCGATCTTGAGCTTGAACGTGTCATCCTCAACGCCGATGATCGTCAGCACCGGCACGCGTGCGACGTGCAGAATCGTCTGCTGGTCGCTCTTGCTCTGCCAGTGCTCGATATTCAAGTGCATCAGGTCCCGTAGCTTCGGCTTGGCGGTAATCATATGATCGTCATCGCCGAACACGACGGGCACATATGGGATCACATCCAGCGACATGGCACCGGCCAGATGCAAAACCCACTCGCCTTTGTCATTCATCCGGTGAATCTCAAACCGCCCAGGCCACAATGCGCGAATTTGCTTGATGCGCTTCGTATTGAAATCGCCGTCAGGCTCTTCGGCTTCTTCGTAAAAACGCAGATGCTCGATGGCGCCGTTTTTTCCGACGCGCCAATTGATGATCGAATCAGGCTCGATTAGCACCGCATACGGACGGGCCTTTGCAGCAACGATATCAGCCTGAGTGGTCGCACCCTCAACGAATGGCATGTCGACCAGAATGCCAGCAGAGCCAGCAGACAGTGCGCACGAGAAAACTTCCATTGCAAAACGATCCACGCTACGCCCTTGGCCGTCGAACTTTGGCAGGATCGCCGCCACTTTCGGCGGTACGTTGTCCTGCGGGATCAGCGGCGCGCGGAACGCGCGGCCAGTCATGTTGGCGACAGTCTCCGAAAACGCCGGCAGCAGCGTTGCGCACGCAAGGCGATTTTCGTAGCTTTCCTTTTCCTCGTTCGTCCAGCGCGGCAGATAAAGCTCGCCCTTCTTGCGCATCTCCAGCGTGCCGCCGATAAGCGCATCGGCCATTGCCCAATAGGGCGATAGCTCCAGCACTTCCGGGTGTGTTTTGGTGATGGCTTGTTGCTGCATAGGATTGGCTCTATATCGGCAGGCTTTCTGCCGTTGCGGTGCGCTTCACGATTGGATAACGGTTGGCGATGAAATATCCGCCAGCGTCGTTCACATGGTCATGCCCGGTTGCTTTGTCCGGGTTGCCGTTAGCGTCGTAAGGCTGCTGTTCCAGTGCTTCGGTAAATACCGGGCACAGGTAGGTGTTGACCTTCGCCCTGCGCAATCCTGAGTCATTCAGGAACATGGCATTCATGGCATTGATGCGGTCTTTTACCGCAGGGTTAGTGCTTCCAACTCGGACGCTGAATCCGGCTTTCCTGAGAATCGACAAGTCCGACTCGCTGGCGCTTTTGCTGCTGGTGTTATGCCCGCTGGCGTCTGGGTAAACCGTCACCGCATGGCCGGCTTCGGCGTATCGCGCTTTAAGCGTTGCGCACATTTCTGGCGTGTCTCGCACGTTCACATGCTCGCTGATGGCGATGGGAAGGCCGTCACGGACAACCCAGACGACGGCCGCCATTTTCAATACATTGAAGTCCATCCCGACATGTACCGCCTCATTTGGCTGCAGCGTCGCGTCTGAGTGGTTCAATGTTCTATCAAAGCTGGCATACACAGTTCCAGCGGTCAGATTGACAAACTGACCATCCAGATATGCATTGATTAGCTGAGGCGGATAGCTGGCCCTCAGGCTGTCAACGTAATCATCCGGCAGAAACGGATTGGTGGTGGTTGCGGCCTGCACCATCTCATAGCCCGCTCTCGGGTTTCGCTTCCAGGTCTCGTAGACAAAGCGGAACCCTTCCGGCGTGGTGTAGACGCTGACGCGATTGAATGGACTGGCTACGCCTGCAGGGCGCTGCCGGTTACGCGCAATGATCTTGCGCCACGCCTCGGCTGCATGGTCGCGCCGCAGCGTGTCCAGTTCGTCCACATGGGCGCGGTAGCTCTCATAGCCAATGATCCGCGCAGGGTTATCCAGCGTGCGCATGACAAAATCACCGCACTGACTGGAACTGGTGTAGATGATGTTTTCCTGCTTATTGTATTTGTGGCGAATGCCGAGTTCGTGCAGCTTGTCCTGCATGCGCGGGGCAAGGATCAGGCGCACAAGGTCATAGGTAGGCTCGTACAGCGCCACAAGAGAATCGGACGAATCCAGAGCATCGCGAATGGCGCAATTGGCTAGGGTTTCGGTTTTGCCTGTGCCAAATCCGCCAACAAAAGCCGGATATTTTGCCTGCATCAAAAAAAACCGAGCCTGAGGCTCGGTCATTGTCATTTCAACGCGCTTACCCATTCGATCCAATCACGCGTATGTCTATGCCGACGACAGGCTCATTTCTGTTGTTGTTATCAGCCTCTCGCTCCGCACGATCTATTTCTATCCGCTTCAGCCTCGCATCTAGATCGGCACTTATCAGCGACGATCTCCTTGACTCCAGAGACTCGATTCGAGCAGTCAGCCTATCTATCAGGGCAGAATAATCACGCCGCTTATATTGCTTCTCTCTCACCGGCTCTTCGTCGTAAATCGGCATTCCGCCAAGGATCGCCGGCTTGACGGTCTCGGCCTCAAGCTCAAGCCGACACTCTTCCGACTCGGCCTCAAGCTTTAAGGCTCGCATCAACCTGATTCTTGTCAGCCTCAGCTCTTCATCAACGCTACCAAGCTCCAGTTCTGCGCATATACTAGCCTCGTCTGCAGACAGATATCGACTGTACAGGCTTCCAGGCTTTGCCCCGTTTGAATTTCCACGCTGATTGATTGGCCCCGTGCTTTTCCCTCCATGCAGCTTGCACCTTTTTTTTCCATTTACAGGGGATAGCTTACACTTCCCGCCGTTGCGGGTTTTTGCCCCGCATTTCGGCATATCCATTCGCCTCGCTCATGGGGTTGGTGTTTGCAAATTAGCGCACGTCAACCAGAACATGATTCTGGCTGACATTCGCCAACTCAGCTTCCGCTGGATCGGCTGCTGCTGGAACTGGCCGAACGACGCGAAAAAAACCCGCGAACGGCACTGGCAGCACGAGAGATAATTCCTCGCATGGCTAGTCTCCTACAAATGACAGCCAGTCTTTATCGATCTTGCCGTCTGCGCGATATGGAACATCCGCGCTTGGCAAATCAACGCCCATCTGCTTAGCGACAGCCTGGCCATCGATATACTTGTCGCCAAGCTCAAACCACTTCATTGCCTTCAAAAAGGCTTCCTTTTGCTCTCGCGTTTGGAAGCACATCGCAAACCAATATTCTGAGTCAGTAGCCAATTCAAATCGGCGATCTTCATTTTTTGCCCGCTCACGGAACCCGCGCTGCACCTCATCAAGATCGGCCAGCGAATCAACCTCAGGATTTCCGGTAGGCTCTGGCATTTCAACCAGTTTCGGAGCTTTACGCGCAACTTTCTGAGCTGCAGCCTTCTGTTTGGCCTGTTCTGCTTTCTGCTTCGCGGCAGCGATCAATTCCGAGTGATCAGCCATTTGCCTTCTCCCAACGAAAAATCTCAAGATCAAGCAGTGGGAACCACTCCAGCAGCTTTCGATAATCGTTTGGCAAATGCTTTTTCATCGGCACGATGAATCGAAGATCGAGGCCGTCAAATGACCTTCCCCAGATTCGGTAGTCGATTGGCAGCTTCACGCCAGATTTTCGGAAGCAATCAATCAAATCTGCCTTTTTCCAATCCCATACAGGATGGTATTTCATCTGTCCGTAGCTGATTGTTCCGTGGGTCATGATGGATATCCGACGCATTGGACTATCAGCAGCTCTTACACCATCAGCGACTAGAGTTTCACGAGGCAGATTGTGCTGTAGGCACATAGCCCGCTGGATGTCCGTGTAATCAAACTCTGGCAATCCCGATTGCTCAATGACTCGGCAGTTTTGCGGAGCCTGAAATGTAAATCGATTGAGCCATCTGTGCATTGCTGGATGTGGCAGTCGGGTGATTCTTCGCCCAAAGAATCGCTCATAGTAATCCAGCGACTCATCAATAAACTCGAGTCCAGGAACCAGATACAGATAGTACGGATGCACAGCATCAAAATGGTCACGAATCGCTAGCCATGCTGCGATTGCATCCTTCCCGGTAGAAAAGGCCAGCAATGTCTCCTGCTGCCGATCCCGAACAATTTTTATTGTTTCCGCCCCAGATGGCTGCATGTTTACTCCTGTGCTAATATGGTAATAATTACTATTATATAGACATTATTACCATATGCAAGAAGAAAAGCCACCGCTAGATGCCATGCTGGAAAAAGCCGGGATTCATCGGGCCGAGCTGGCGCGGAGAATGGGAGTGACCCCTCGACAGGTTAGCCGGTGGAATACCGAAATGCCGAAATATGTGGTTTCGTATCTCGATCTGCTGATACGGCTGCGCGAGCTTGGTCACGACGCTTAGAAACGAAAAAAGCCCGGACATAATCCGAGCTTTCGAAAGTTCAAGGCGAGCGAAAGCAGCAATCGATTGGCCGCTGTTTTCGTTATTATCGCGCTTGCTCTGTAGCGCGCCAGTACTCAAGCGCACGTTGGTACACATAATTTTATTCGAATACGCCATTAAATCAAGCCCTTTCTAGCTGAGTCATGGCGGTACGGTTTGCCGCTGCGTCTTCCGCGCTGAGCGCCTGCGCAAAATCGTCAAATCGACGTGTCCACGCCTTGCGGTAGACATCCACGCACAGCCCCAATGCAGCCGCTCTTTCGTAATCGCCATAGCGATGCATGCCGGTCCCGTTGCACTTGCGGCAGGATGCTTCCGGCTTGCTGCGGTCTGCCGAAGCAATCGCGCCTGTTCCGCCGCATGGCCGGCACTGATCCGCAACCGACTCCTGCACTACCTGGCGCGCAATCTTCTCGGCCATGTCTCGACCAAGCCTCGGCTGGCGCTTCAGCATCTTGTTGACCAGCAGCAGCGCGACGCGATTGCCAATCCCGCGCTCGCCGTGATACTTGAGCCGCCAGAAGGCCGCGCCAAGCTCAGACATGCGGCCCATTGCCGCCACGCGATCAACCGGCATTTCCCTGGTTTCGCTGCTGGCCAGGGTGGATGCGTCCAGACTGGTAATTACCGCCTCGCGTAGATTCATTTCCCGCCCTTCTGCTGCTGAGTCTTGCGTGCCAGCATCTGCTGCATGTAGCGGCAGGATGCGCACATCACCTCTCCCGCCTTGATCTCTTCCAGGTTCAGCCGCTCGAAACAGTCTTTGCAGTGCTTTGCTGTGTATGTCATGTCGAAATCCCCGCCAGAGTTAATACCGCTTCACACGCATAGGCGGCGCCACCGCCAGAGGTCCCTGCCGCTGTCTGCCTTGCAGAACACCAGTCCAGAATACGTCTTGGCGTAACACGCTTTGCCTTGCACGCCTTTACCAGCTCAACATGGCCAACTTTCCCGCATGCCTCGAACATCCCACGAAGAACAACGCCGCTCCATGCCTCAGCCTCAACGCTCCACATCACATCAATTGCCCTCATTGCCAAAGCAATGCGAACTGGATCGGCAGAAACATATCGGCCAATTGCGCCGACAGCATTGGTCATGCCTGCGCGCAGTCCACCTTTGCTGATCTGAATGCCAAACTCGTCCAACAACTCCTGAACGGCCAAAGCCCCCGGCTTGTCCGCCACTACGCCTGCCCGTTGCCGGGCTCTCGCCGAAACCCTTTTCACTGACTGGTTAAGCTCTTCGAACCAATCAGCCTCTTGCTTCAAGCTCCCACTGACGATTACCGCGGGAACGTGAGTAAAGCCAGCAACCCGATAAATCTCGATGGTGTGCTGGCCGTCATAGCACCAGAGCGATCCATCTGGACGTCGGCTGAGTGATACTGCCTTTGCAGCACCTTGCCTGAATTTGGCAGCCATTTTCTTGACCCGCTTTTCGTCCAATTCACGCTGGTACGCTGGGTCAATGTGAATACTGTCGATTGGAACCAGCACCATTTCAACGCTTGGAATCATGCCGCCATTACCTCCACCATGAGAGCCCCGCCGATTTGTGCCGGGCCGATCTTTGCCGACAACTCCACGACCTGCTTGTCGTTGACGAACGCCACGCCTTGCAGTGCATCGAGCGCCACCTTGAGGCAGTTATCCAGGTCTAGCCGCGTCTTGCTGGCAAGGCCTTTTGCCGTCATCTCAGGACAAAGCGCAACGCGCACCGATACCGGGCCTTCCAGCGGTGTCATAATCCCTTTCTCGCGCGCCTTCATCGCAACCTCAGCGCGATATGTTTTGGCCTCAGCAGAAACAACAACGCGCCCGCGAAAGATTCGCCAGTAGCGATTACTCGATACAGGAGGAGGCAGGACCATCCGAATCATTCGCCACCGCCCATCGCGTGATACGCCCAGGCGAAACATGCACCCACGCCAATGGCGATGCCGCCCGCCAAAATCACGATACCAAGCCCAATCAGTTCAACGCTCATGCTCAATGCCCCTTTTCGCAGATGGCGCGGCGATGTAGCAGCGCCAGCTCACAGTTCAGCTCTTCAACCAGCGAGAATGCAGCAGCAAAACTATCCGCCAACCTTCCGTCTGATTCCTCCTTCGCGATCACTAGCGAC